TACAACGCATGCTTTTTGCTGCTTTAACAGCAGACGAGCCTTTCCGGGTGAGCACGGCATCAAGGGCTCGCCGTGCTTGTTAAGTACATACACATATTGCATGATACCATGCTCCTTTCGATAAATTAGCAGCCAATAAAAAGCTGTTCTCTCCTCCGAAGAGGGTAAAAATCCTTCCCCAAGGTTATAAACGGCTTGGTACAGCCACACCTGTCGGCTTTGCCTCAGCTTTACGTGATGTGTTGTTGTCTTAGAGCGCACAGCTAGGATTTACACCATGCGGTAACTGTCTATTCGCTTATAACGGGGCACAACTTAATGTGCAAAGGGTAGTCAACATATCCTTGCGGACACTTCTAAAGCACGGACTTGCCGGAGCAAGCCCGCGACTTTAGTCGTGGGTTATTGACGTGTGTATCTCCGCTCTGGACGAATTTCTTTGCCTCAATTATACCACATTGCGGGTGCTTTTTCCATACAGGAAAGGCAAAGGGCAAACTGCAAATGAGTTGAGGGATTTGGTCCATCTCATTCCCAAAAAGTTGGAAATACGGACACTTTTGGGAATTGAGTTACAGAAAATATGGACAAAAACTGCATCTCCTCCGAAAATTGCGTAGCTGCTGGAACTCAGGGGAGCGGGGAAAGTCAAAGCGTAGCTGCTGAGGCGTAGCTGCATACAAAGTAAGCCTAATTTTGAGAAAAAACTTGCAAAAAAGTGCGATTTGTGGTATAATACATTATAGAAGGTAGGAGGTATAGACTCGACGGTGTCATCGATGATGACCTTGTAAGCCGGTGCGGAGTAAACACCAAAACCTTCGACCCGTCAATGACGGTTGCGGCACTTAGATGTGCTGCGCTGCAGAGATGCAGCTTCCTTCTTTCTATCAAAGTGAGAACCCCTTGTACCGGTCATTCGGTGCGAGGGGATTTCTTTTTGCTTTTTATGCTTGCGTGTTTGTGCGAATTGCATAGAATAAGAATTGTACAAGCGGAAATGGGTCTGGCGGGTTCTCGAACCTCTTTCTCTTTCCCGCCGAACAGAAAACCTTCCTTTCTAAGTGCGATTTTTTGCATATGCCATCGTGTCTGCCCGCTTGTACATCCTATCCTGCCGGTCACCGCCTTTGGCTGGCAGTTTTTAACCGTGGCTGCGTGTTCGTGGTCACGGTTTTTCTTTTGGTTATTTCGCAAGCCTCGCTGCGATAGGGACGACCATCCCCATATGACGTGCGGCGGGTTGTGGGGGACTACACCCCGGATAATAGCGTTCAGAACGGAAACGGCACTGAAATCGGAGGAGCACACTATGGGTTGAATACTGCGAAAAATATATCATGGAATAAAGCCACTAAGCGCGAGGAGAATATGCAACCGATAATCAAAACTAACGCCTGGTATACGCTGGTGACAGGCAAAAGCGAGGTCATCAACGCATCGTGGTGCAAGAAGCAGCTTGCCAGGATTCTGAAGAAAAGTACCGATGCAATCATCCTGTTCGATGTTACCGGCAGCTATGCAGCGCTTGTCTTAGACCACGACAGGCTCATCCCCGGACAAGTGCCGATGGCAGTCAAGCAATATAAGTCCACTCCGGAAGGCTTTGTCCTTGCACATACCGTTAAGGTCGATGTCGAGAATGCGCAGGAACCCCGGCTTCTGGTCTTTGATGTTAGCCGCGTGATGGCGGTTTCTTGGAAGAAGGGCATTGCCGCTATTACGAAAATTCTGAAAGTATGGATGATGTGCTGCGAACCGCAAGCAGAACCAATCTGGCTGTTCCTGAACATCGACCCGTATGGTTTCGAGTTGTCGGACAGTGAGAGCTGGGAATGCCTAGAGCGCATTGTAAAGGACAAGGAATTCAAGGTAAAACCTGTCTTCCTCACTAAGGGTAAGACTGAACGAGAAATCAATGAACGCCTGCACATCAAGGCGTAACGGCGGAGAAATCCGCTAACTGTCTTTTCAAAGCGGCCTCCACGGGGCGGACAGTGGGCAACAGCTTTTGCTGGCGAACAGCTTTCAAATAGAAAATCAATATATCATAAATTACGGAGGAAATACTATGACTAACGAGCAGCTGAGAATCGCATTGGTTGCAAACGCCGTTACCCGCTCGAACCGTATCGGTTTCGACTTTCAGGACCCGGCAGGCAAGACTCTTGACGAGTACACGAAAGAAGCCATGATGCAGTGTGTCCGTGTCGCACAGAAGATGCGTCAGCCTGGCCTTGATAAGGAGTTGGCGGGACAGGTTTTCCCCATCTACACTATCGGGAACTGGGCGCGGGAGAAGGTCGTCTATGACTTCGACAAGGATTTTCAGGAACTGCTGATGGATACGAACGATATCGTCATCCACCACGAGATTCTCGAACGCCTTGCATTCAAGGACTTCTATCTGCCGCTGTATGACAGCAAGGATTACTGTGGTATGTTCGTACATATCGAGTTCGAGCCCAAGACCAAGGATACCTTCATCGGCATCGTGTTGGTCGGTGGCGTTGCGAATGAGAAGGAGAACTATGCGTTCCTGTCTCTGCCCGCCTGGATTAAGGAGGGGCAGACGCTAACGGAAGCGACTCGGAGCACAAAACAGTATATTGAGAAAGCTGCGAATCAGCGCTCTACCACCGATGTGGCGGTCCCCGATACGATGGAGGAGATTCCTCCCGTCTACAACGAGGGTACGCCGTATGTCCGCCTTGCGATGCTCTGCGCCTACTACCTCGCCAGCAAAGGTTCCGATGTACACCTCAATCCTATCAAGAAAGAGGACCGTCAGCCGTTTATGTTCAAGGGCAAAGCTCAGAGGGTCAATGTGAAGGTCTTTACGGTAGGAGACCATGTGGCAGAGAAGTACAAGAATGAGGGGGACGGGAAAGCACCGCGCTGGCGTCACTACTGGGGCGGAAACGGCCGCGAACGCCGTGAGTGCAAGTTCTCGTTCTGATGAATCTACGGGGTGACAGCATGGATATAGTCAATATCTGTACGGCGGGACTGATGCTGTCGTCGGCTGTGCTGTTTGCGGGGAACGCTGTGTACGATTACAAGTTCGGTAAGAAAACGACGGCGGCTATCCGGCAATTTGAGAGCGGGAAGCCGTCTTCTATCATCGACGATGTGTTGAATCAGACTCTTCTCGTAATCGCGATTTGTACCGGAATTGCGTTTGTTTTCGAGGAACTTGCCTTACATCTTCAAGACATCGAAAATGTGCAGGCACAGTACATGGTGCAGTTCAGCCTTAATGTCTTTATACTGGTCGGCGTTCAGGCTATGATGTCCATCGCGTTCCTTCTTACTGCGTCCATCGTGGCAATGTTCGGGCTCAAGCGGAGAGGGCTGACGAAGTTCAGCATCATGACATACCTATGCAAAATCGCAGAAAACCTCGCGGGCGTGTATGTGCTTGTCAAACTGGCTGTCAGTTACTTGCAAGCAATATAATATCACCTATAATCGAATAAAATCATAACATTGGCTGTGCAGGATAGGTCTTGCCGCCCACAGAAAAAGGAGAACACCATGAGCACTGAGTTGGTCGCAATTGAGCGCATCACGATTCGCAAAGGGGACAGCAACGCGGATGATATCCGCAGCTGCCTCGCACATTACATGCTTCAATTCATCAATTCCGCCAGCATCGAATCCTTATCGATGCATAAGCTGAGCATCAAGGTCGATGGCAAGACGGTATTGTTTGTTCAGGACAAGACCGGCGGCGTGGGCCTGAAAGGCCTTGACACCGACTGGCAGCATACACCGGAAGTGTCCGCAATGCTTGACCAGTTGGTGACGGATGTGGATGTTGAGGTGTTCCTGTCCTATGAGATGATTCACTTTTTCAGCACCGAGAACTTCTACGGCTACAATTTCTGGAGCGAGGTGCTGCAGGAATACGGCTGCGAGGCGGTTCGGTACAAGGGCCTCGAATACTACGATGTGGAGAGCAATGTTGTCATGCTGTCCTTTGACGGCAAGGAACTCTGCGACAACCCTGACTATGTGCCGGAATCGGCGGTCAAGGACATCCACAAGTGGTTCTGCTACACCTTCGAGATGTCGCTTGAACCTGATACGCCGTTCACTGCCGCACAGGTAGATAAGATGCTCGCTGCCATCGAGTCCGTGCATGGTGTCTTTGGTCGAGAAGAGGACGATGTTGCGGATGTGGGGGAGGATTACCTGTCCATCTGCACCGGCGTGACGCTGACCGACAAGGAGGTCCCGGCGTTTGCTGCGTTCCTGCAGGCAATGTCGGATGTCGCCAAAGAACTCGACACCACGCTCGACTATACCGCTGAGTTCACCCCGGCAGAGATGGAGACCTTTGCAGCCATGATGATGGATGACGACAATGGCAAAATCGTGCCGAGATATTACCGCTACTGATACGCCAAAGCCTCACCAGTCATTGGTGGGGCTCTTTTTTTGTATGGGAGAGAGAAAACAATGATTTCCAAGGAACTTTTTTGCAAGACGATTGCCGACATTCAAGAGCAAGACCGGAAAATCTCGGAATTCGACCATGCGCTCGGCAAAATCTGCGACTCGGCAGTAGTGTTCGATGCTGACAATCTGTATCTGGCGGCATTGCTCCGCATCCTCAAAGAAGAACTGGACGACAAGGCGGACACCATTGACTGGTGGCTGTATGAGGATGTCCGCAAATGCATCTGGTTCGACCTCGAAGATGGTCGCCGGATGCGCTACGATATGCCGACTGCCGAATCCCTGTACAACTATCTTACGCTGCCGTTTGAGCAGCTTCCTCTTGAGGTAGAATCATGATTTTCATTTTTTCGCTTGTCATTGCAGCGCCGCTTTGCATTGCATCGTTCATTTGCTACAAGGTGTCGGGCAAGATACTGGATGAGAAAGATGCGGAAAAATGCGCAAAGGAAGCGGAACTCGAAGAAAAACTGATTGACCTCATGATGCAGACCAAAAGCAAGCCGCTGTCGGACGATGAATTCAGTTTCGGCGGTGCTTATGAGGCATTGGTCATGGAGGGAGAGCGTCAAAAGCAGTTGGCGGATGTAGATGAAATTGACAAATTAACGGACAAAATTCATCTGCTGAGCATGGTCGAACAAATCTCATACCTCACGCTTTCTTTCGGCGTTATGTTCGTCTGCATGCTTTTGTTCGTGACCGGTATTATCGCTGTTGGGGTGCTGGCTGCGAGCCTATGTGCTAAATGAATGCTCAGAACGGAAAAAAGGGGGACACTATGAGCAAGAACCCGAAAATTGAAGGCATCGTCTTCAGATACGGCGATGATGACTACTCTTTCTGGATGCCAGACATCTCGAAAGATGAGAACGAGAAATTCGTGCAAACGCTGTTTGCGGCCTTTGAGGATAATGGCTGTTCGGTGCGCGGTACAAAAAAGGACATCCTCGATACCATCCGAGAAAACACCTGAAGCGATAGGTGCGAATCTCAGAAAAATATTATGTGCTCGACACGAGCGTTCTTCTGTCATCTCCGTACTCTAACGAAAAACAACATTGACCAGGCACATTTCTAAGCGCTGCGACATTTTTCTGGGGGTTTGCAAGGCCGTTTGCAACATTTTTCCGAAATTCACCGATATTTTTTGCAGTCATCCATCACGGATGGCTGCTTTTTTTGTTTTTACGCGAAAAAGTTGCCGATTTGTGCGAATTGCAGATAATGAAAATCAAGGGCAGTCATAGCGGTGTTGTCCGCACAGAAATTATCAGAAAAAGATTATCCAGACAGTTCTGGAATTTTGGAGGAATCACAAATGTACGGTAAACCGATGCATTTCATAGACTGGCTGATTGATATGCCGGAAGAGTTTTCATTTTGGGTAGAGGACCAGATAGCAGTAATGTCGCCGGTGACGATTGCCGTGGCGGTTGTCGTCGCATTGGCTGTTTTGGTAGGTATATGGCTGTTCATCGTTTCTGCTGCCAAGAAGGATGTGCGCAATACCAGCGAGATTCTGGCGGGCGTTGAGGAAGTCAATCAGGGATATGAGTTCTATGATATGGACGAGGAAATCCGCCTTGAATACCCGCTCGAATCCCTTGAAGAGTATAAGGGCACTTCCCTCGATAAGCTGTTCATGAGCACTGTTCGGAAAAAGATTCCCCAGTTTGAAGAGGTTTTCGGATGGGCGCAGTCGAATGTAATTCAGTTTGCGGCATATAAGGAAGAACTTAAAAGCATCCCTAACTGGACCGAGAAGGACAATGATTGCGGGAGAAGAATCCCTTTCTGGCTGTATAAGCACTATGAGAAGAAGCTGGTCAATGCAGCGGTGTTCGGCACTCCCGTGACCGAGACGACCTTCATTGCGGTGAAGCAGTATGTCCCGCATAAGGGCAAGCCGATGGAGGAGTCTAAGACCTATTCAATGGCAGAGGCTAAGGAATTCGTAAGACTCGCTAAGGCGCACGAACGGGAACGCCAGCAGCGGGAAAACGAGCGGAGGCAGGCATCCTCGCAAATCAAGTATGAGGTTTTGCAGCGGGACAAGTTCCGGTGCGTTGTCTGCGGCAGGACCCCGGAACAGGGCGCGAAACTTCATATTCAGGCGGTAAAGCCGCTTCCGAAACATGAAAGACCGTCTGCAGATTGTTTCCGAACCGTGTGCGAGGATTGCCTGAGAAGGAAAGGGTGAGGGGCAGAGATGTTTTGTATATGCGTACTTATCATAGCAGCAGCTGCCGTGTATATGGTCGAAGCGTATATCCATACCTACTACGCGATTGAGTATATGCACGGCGCACCGCTGTTCTTTGTGCTTCTGGCGAAATACGCGGCACCGGTCCTGTTCCTGCTCCTGTTCGGGTACTTTGTATTCCGGTACAGGGAGAAGCGGCGGGAATCGGAAAAGCCTGCGCAAGATAAGCCAGAAAACCGAGAAGAAGTCTATGCGGAGAAAATTAACGCGACCGTAAAAACGAAAGCCGTGTTCTCAGACCATGCCGACCAGATGCTGTATCAGGTCATGCGGTTCGGGCAGAAGATGGCGGTAGCATACAGCATGACACAGGACAGCAAGACTTCTGGAGAGCAGGCGAAGTGCCTAACGCTGTTGGCATCGGCAGAACGAATATTCTATGACCGGCTGGATGACGCTATCCGCTCGGCATCGATGTTCGATGAGACAGAATACAAAGCTTTCCAACAAGGCATTATCTCGTTCGGAGATACCGATACCGCTAAAAAGAAGCAGGAGATATACGCCGGTATCATCAAGACGATAAACAATGTGGTCCATGATAATGAGCGTCTTATCCTGCGCTTAGATTCTCTTGCCTATGCACTCAATCAGCGCTCAGCACAGAATCCGTGGGATACCGATGTGGTCCTGGCAATGTCAAGACTCGATGATGTCATCACTAAGACGAATCAAGACCTTGAACAGGACGAGGAAATCAGCCGAGAGGCTTTGAAACGATATGACACTTTGAATGGAGGTAATTGACCATGGCAAGAAAAGGTGTGTTCCCGATAGTGGCGACCTTGGCGGTCGTCGGCGTAGTATTGGCGGTGTTCTCCCAGACGGTGATGCGGGACTCGAATATCAGCACCAATACCATGACGACAGAACAGGCGTATGCGGATTTGAGCGGTAAAATGAAACGCATCGGGGTACAGGAAGTATCCGTCAATCCGCAGCAGCTCGATGTGTCCGAATTTCTGGATGCAAAAGATGAGTTGCCGGATATCGACTCCTCCTACCCGTTTGTGGTAGAGGGGAACGGTGATGTCAACATTGAAATCTTCTCTTCCGGCGAGAAAGCAGCAGAATCCGGTTCTGATTCTTTCCTGACCAGCATGGCAAAGAAGTTCAACGCCCAGCACAATAAGACTTCCGGAGACAAGACTATGAGCGTCTCTCTGCGCTCCGTTCCGTCCGGTACGGCAGCTGAGTACATCTCGACGGGAAAGTATCAGCCCGAGTGCTATACACCTTCAAACACGCTCTTTGGCGAACTGGTGAAGAACGAGGGCGTAGAGTTGACCGTTGAGGCTGACCGTCTGGCCGGCAATGTGGCGGGTATTCTCGTATCGAAGAAGACAGGGGATATGCTCCGCTCTGAATACGGTGAAGCGTCTGTTTCTTCCGTTCTGAACGCAACCATCGATGGCAAACTTATGATGGGATACTCGAACCCCTATACGAGTGCAACGGGTCTCAACTTCCTGCTTGCGGCCCTTGCAAGCAGCGGCAGCGACACGATTGTCGATACGGCTGCTGTCGAGAATTTTCAGAAATTTCAAGCGAACGTCCCTCTCGTATCCTTCACCACCCAGCAAATGGTCCAGTCGGCGGACAAGGGTATCGTGGACGGTGTCGTGATGGAGTATCAGTCCTACCAGAATGACCCGACCCTGCAGCGCAACTACGAGTTCATCCCGTTCGGTGTCAGGCACGATAACCCTCTGTATTCCATCGGGAATGTCTCTGCGGAGAAGAAGGAAGTTATTGCTGCCTTCGTTTCCTTATGTGCCCAGAACCAGACAGAGGCGACGAAGGACGGGTTCAATGGCCTCGATGACTATGTCTATACCGGCAAAGTATACGACGGCAATACCATCGCACAGGCGCAGAGTGTCTGGAAAGAAGAGAAGGACTCCGGTATTCCTATTGTGGCAGAGTTCGTTGTCGATACTTCCGGCTCGATGCGCGGCGAACCCCTGAATGCCCTGAAAACCGCGATGATAAACACCATCCAGTATATCAATGACGACAACTATATTGGCATTATTGGCTTTGATTCGGATGTCAGGGAATACCTGCCCATCAACCAGTTCTCCCTGACCCAGAAAACCCTGTACAAGGGTGCCGTGAACTCCCTCGACGCGAACGGCAGCACCGCAATGTACAACGGTCTTTGCGTTGCTATAGACCGCATCTACAAAAAATCTCAGGAACTGGGTGGAAATTGCACGCCCATCATCTTTGTGCTCACGGACGGTGACAACAATACCGGTTATGACTTCTCCGATACGAAGAACATCATTGCCGGTATGGATATCCCGATTTATACCATCAGCTACAACTACGCAGCGGATAGTCTTTCGGAGCTCGCTTCCATCAATGAGGCGGCAGCTATCGTCGGCAACAGCGAGGATATCACCTACAAGCTCCGCAACTTGTTTAACGCGGAGATGTAATCCAAAAGCGCGGTTTTATCCGCGCAGCTGCTCAAAAAGACAGCCTCCACGCGGCGAGCAGCGGGCAACGGGAAACAGTCCCGGCAAATCGTCTTTCAGAACGGAAGGTGGGATAGCACTATGCGAGTACAACAGGTCCCGAACTCTCCCTATTTTATCCATTACGACGATAACGGTTATTGCTGTATATCCAAAAGCAGAGAAAGCCAAGAATCCATCCCGGAATCCGAGATGCAGGAGTTTCTTGATGCAGTAGCCAACGGGTTACTCTACATCGAGAAAGAGTGAAAGAGCAGATACCAGCGCATCGAAGAAGCCGAAAAAGCAGCTTTTGCCAAGGGTGAAGCGGAAGGTCGAGAAGATAAGCTGCTCGCCACAGTCAAGGAGCTGAAGGAAGAGCAAGCGTCAAGAGCAGAGTATGAGCGCAAGCTGCAGTATGAAGTATATGCTCATACTAATCACACCACGAAAACTGAGTGGGTTCGCCTTAGTCGTGGAGGATGGTGAGCAGCATGATAGGAAGCATTCCAATTCCAAACACCAGATTTTATCTGTCAAGCTTCGACGGTAAGAAATGGTTTATAACAGAATATTACAGGACTGCACCGTTCAATCCTGCAAAAGAGACATACGACTTGTACAAGGCGTTCGCGGAAGCATTCCGCGAAAACGAGATGGAAGAGCAGGAGTTTCAGGAGGAGCTCAAAAAGGCCGTCAATAAAGCTTACGGAAACGGCTTATACGCCGGACGGCATAGTGTTGATTTTGGCTGAGCCGAACAAAAAAATGGGCAATGACAAACGAAAAAAGAACAGATGGATTTTGCGAGAGCGGTTTTAGAACACAATAGGCGGCATGAAAGCGAAAAATCAGATACGACTGAAGTTCAGAAAACAAACCGTGAAATATACAAAATCGAAGAAAAACAGCGCAGGAAAGCGGCAAAACGAATATGAGCATAGCAAAAATCGAAACTGCATCAGGCGTAACGCTGGTCCTCAATGGCAACACGGTCTTTGCCTCGGACGATACATCCTACTGGCTGCAAGGGGCAAAAGTCATTGGTGACGATGGGCATGTCTATGGGCATGCCGAGACTATTCGAGACGCCCTGTGCCTCGTCTTGGCAAAGTACGGCGGGCTAAAGGGAAACAGCGCAAGACAAACAAAACCAATAAAGGCGGTGAGAGCATGGTAGTATATACGAAATCAGGCGTGACGGTGAATTGCTGCGGTAATCTCTTCATTGCATCGGACGGCAAAACCTACAACCTCTGCGGCAGGATGCTGACATGCAGTGGCAAGGTCATTAGCTGCAACTGTCAGTCAAAAGAAGAAGCGCTGGGTACGGTCGTGGGGCTGTACGGCGGTCGAAGATTCTAGGGAGGTACAATATGCAAACGGTCATGACGAACAGCGGCGTCGAACTGCGTGTTGAGAGCAACATCATTTACACAACCGATTCGAAGGCATTCTGGCGCAGCGGGAACATGCTGGTCGGAAACGGTACGGTCATCAGCTACCAGTGCCGCTCGATGGATGAGGCGGTCGATATGGTTGCCGCCTTGTACAATGGCAGAAAAACCGAAGCAGCGCAAGCATAACCATCCTGCAAAAATATATGCCGTTCACCTTTTTGGGTGGACGGCTTTTTGTTTTGTGAATACAGCGATTCAGTGGCGAAGCGAGCCGATTTTACCAGCAGTTTGATATTCTGCGGTATGATTTCCAGCAGTTTGATATTCTACGGGCAGTTGCACAGCTGTGCGAATTGTATACAATGGGAATTGGAGAACAAAAAGAGCGATGCAAGGATGTATTTGCTATAAATATGGCGGCTGTTTTTTGTATTCATGAAACAACACGAAATTAAACGAAAGGCGAAGAGGATACAAGAAAAGACGAATGAAATCCGGCTGATGCGGATAAAACTTGCGCCGAGTAGTTTAAAGTCCGGACAATGGGACAGCTAAAGTGGTAGAATGAAACTAGGAATACCTAAAATCAGACTTAATCAAAAAAACAAAAAACATGAATGAATGATTAGTTGCTAAAAAAGTAACTGCTCGCTTATATACCCGACCAAAAGAAATGACCCAAATCTGTTTAGGAAGGATAGGCACAAAATGGCAAGGAGAAAAGCAAACGACTTGGAAAATCAGATGTCGCTAATGGACATGATGGCATCGGAAAGCCCCGAATATACCGAAGAAGGCCCGGAAGAACTCTTGGACCCCGGTGAAGATACAGGGGACAGTGAAGAGCAGACGGATAAACCATTCAAACTCGTGGCGAACAATACCACGAAGGCAAAGGCGAGCATCTCCACGCAGGCGCTGAGTGTTGTGAAGGCGATATATGCCGATACGGTCGAAACGAATTGGGAAGAGTTGTTTGACGGGTTTGACAGGCTCTATGCTATCACTTTCTCCTCTGGTATCGAATTTGTGAATAAGGTCATCAACAAGTTCTCGTATGCGGAAGTCGTGTTCGGATGCGAGAAAATCATCGCCAACGACATCGCTGCCATCATGTCGGTGCAAATCGACAGCGTGCAGCGGCTCGCTAAGTCTAAGTCGGCAGGAAACCTTGCGAACCGCCTCGATGACGGGTCCTTACAACTGTATGTATCGCGGGACACGAAATCGCACGAGAAAATCTTTATCCTGGAGAGCGCTGACCATAAGCGTGTCCGAGTCATCACCGGCAGTGCGAATATGTCGGCATCGGCGTTTTGCGGCATCCAGCGAGAGAATATCGTCTGCTTCGATGACGAGGCGGCATTTGCGCATTACAAGGTTCTGTTCGAGACCTTCAAGGAGACCTGCTCAGACAATGTCTCCTATAAGGCAGTCGTGAGCACTATGAATCAGGAAGACTACCTCAAAGAAAACATCAAGGAAGTGCCCGTCTTCCAATCCATTGAAAAGCAGAAGCTTATCTTTTTGGAACAGGCGCAACCTGAGGACGAGGTGGAATACGAGATAGTCGCCGATGTCAAGAAGATGCAGGAGCTCGTCAAGCCGATTATGCCTAAGATGCCGGTACAGGCGAATCGTATTGTGGTGGCAGCGGAACCGATGCGCGTTTTTACAAAAAGGTATACAGAAGTTCGTCGTGTGGCGGCTGAGGCAGTTAAGCAGCTTCCGAAACTGCATATCGACTATGATGCCGGGACCATGACCTTCAACGATGAGAACATCGACCTCAACCCGAATCTCATCGAGGTGGCAAAGAACATCAAGAGCATCCAGAAGTTCTTCTCAGGCATGGACTACTTTTACGGCGATGTCGAGCAGGCCAAGAAGGACTACTTCAAGTATATGACATGGTATCTGGCTACCCCGTTCATGGCGTACCTGCGGTATTTCGCAGCAAGGAATAACTACGATACCAAGCTGTTCCCGATGTACGGCGTTATATACGGTGATTCTAATGGCGGCAAGACGACCTTTATCAAGTTCCTTGTCAAACTCATGTGCGGCGAGACCGTCAAGATGAACACAACGGAGGATTTTACAGCCACAAGAATCGATGGTCTCAAACGAGTTTGCGAGGGACTGCCGCTGAATATCGACGACCTCGCCAAGACCCAGTTCCAGAACCATTCAGAACGGGTAATCAAGAACGATGAATGGGGTATCTCAGACAGGCTCGTGAACTATCCTGCTGTATCCATTACATCGAATAAAATCACCTCGCTGACAAAAGACCTCTCGAAACGCGCTATTATCTGTCGAATCGGTGCTAAAATTGATAACGAGCGCGGTGCCAAGAACTCGAAGCGTGTGAATGAAAGTATGTCGGAGCTGACTACCGCGTTCTATGGCGAATATGTCCGCCGAATGCTCGTTTGCATCGATGAGATGACGATGGAAATGCGTGAAAATGCGAATGGCAAAGAATACTTCCCGGATATCTTCTATGCTTCGTCCAGTGTGATTGCAGATATCTTCGAGGCTTGCGGAGTCGATTTGCCGGACTATGTGCGTATCCTGTATTACAACGACTACATGGGCGATGAGAGCATCGGCCGTGCTGCGATTGAGAAAATAGAACTGGCATGGCAGGCTGACCCGAGCAAGTTCAGGGTGGATAAGAAGCAGAACCGGCTCATTTACACCTACCCGCAGGATGGTCCCTGGTACGAACTGAAATACATTGCAGACGAGCTGCCGAACTCCCTAGAAGCAGAGATTTCGGGCGGCAACCAGCTTATCATGAACTACGAGCAGGCACAGGAATTGTTCGGCATCAAGTTTCGGCGCTGGCTGGGCATCTTTAACCTCTAATATGCATGGCAGGTTCTTTTCGGAGCCTGCCTTCTTATTTCGCAAAAATAGTTGCCCATTCATGCGAATTGCGTACTATGAAGTATACAGGCAAGCTGAATAGCCACTGAAAACAACTGCCGAACAGAGAAAGGAAAGACTATGAGCGAGCAAAATTTCGTTGAAGATACCCAGGATTCTACCGAGGACATTCAGTATCAGGCGTATGTGGCACTGGTCGAGGATTTCAAGGGATTCATCGATACGACAGTAAAGGCCGGCAAGGATTCCTATAAGCATGTGGACTTGTTCAACGGCAAGTCTTTAGAGGAGTCCGTGACGCATACTGTGCCACTGGAAGATGACAAGGCACAACTTCTGGCTGCGGCGTGCATGGACTTGGCAAACTCGACTCTGTGGCTGTACTACCACCAGAATAAGTTCAAGGATACGGTGTTCGCCGAGGTCGTCAACAACAACTATCCGAAATATCAGGTCCGAGTACAGCAGGAGATGAACCAAGAGGGCGGACAGTTTTATCTGCGCAGCTGGTATTCGCTGGCTCAGAAGATTTCCAGAGAGTGTCAGCTGAAAGCGTTCGAGGGCTACAAGCCCAAGGAGCAGATGACCTATGTAAACATCTATCTGCTCGTCTATGCTGCCATGAAGTCCCTGAAAAACGGTTCTTTGAGCCGTATCATGGCAAATGTCGAGCACGACTCCGATAAAATCGGAAACCTCGCGTTCTATTTCTTCACCTACATCCTTGAAGTGTTGGAGAGGCCTCTCGGATAAAAGAATGACCCTGCACATGCCGCTTTGGTGTGTGCAGGGCTTTTTTGTGTGTGGGGGATGGCTCGGAACAATATCAAAGCTAAATCGACATTGTTCCGACAAGCTGATTTTGTTCCGCATTGAGCTTCGAAGTTTGGTGGGAGTTGTGCAAGGTTTACAAAATATATGGTTGATTTTCTACATTTCACTCAGGCAAATTCTGTAATGTTAATGTCAAAGGCGCAAATATTGAAAAAGCGGTGCAGAAAATTTCTCTCAATAGGCTCATCCACAGAAAACCATGGGATACAACCGAAAACTCGCTGGAAAAAGCGCGGATTTCAGCAAAAACTCGTTGGGAAAATGTGCAAGGACGCAAAACTGGTAGGAGTTGCAGCTCCTACACAATGCTGAGAGTTTTCTTCACCCCACGTTCATAAAAAAATGGGTACGCCTGCACTATATTGGCATACCGATATGCGATGACCAAACGATGCAGCGCAGCCAGCGCCATTTTCGTTCTGAGCACAGTTTCATCTTGCCAGGCTGTGTGAATGGCATACACTGATAATTGTACGATAGATAGCAGCATAGTCAACAACCCCGCCTAAACCGGTTCGCCGGTTATAGACGGGGCTTGCGGGGAAACCCGTAAGCCCGGTTGATTAGCCTCGGTGAACGGCAACTTCGGTTGCTGCGAACTCCGTTATGCATTTGATGAGCAATCATCTTCATAATATAGGCACCCCGATTATGCTCCACAAGTGTCGGGCTCTGCGGGCAGCGTATGCGTTAGCGGTGCAAGCCGTTGATACATATTACGTTAAACATCTCTAAGGGCAGGAGAAGTGCGTAAGCCATGCCGAAAGGCTAAAACAGTGCATAACATTGGCGAAGTGGACCACAGGGCGCAAGCCCTGACTTATAGTTTCATTACTATTTTACGAAAGGAGTATCTTGCATGAGCACTTGCGTTTGTGTTCTCAGCAACAATGGTGAACGTTTAATGCCTACCTTCCGTCTTGGCAAGGTACGCCGACTTCTGAAAGACGGAAAAGCGAAAATTGTTAAGCACCATCCCTTTACCATCCAGCTGCTGTATGACAGCAAAACAAACACCCAACCCATCGAAATCTGCGAGGATGTAGGTTACAACTACATCGGTATCAGCGCAAAAAGCAAATCTCACGAATATGTATCTGCTCAGTATGATACACTGCAGGATGAGAAAGAACATCATGATGATTGTCGCAAAATGCGCCGCACTCGCAGAAACAGACTGCGTTACCGTAAACCGCGCTTCGATAACCGCAAGCGCGGCGAAGGTTGGCTTGCTCCTTCTTTGAGGCATAAGAAAGAACTCAATGTCAACGTTGTCAAGATGTATTGTGCAGTAATGCCCATTACTTATGCAACGGTTGAGGTTGGTTCTTTTGATACGATGCTTGTAAAAGCAATTCAGGAGGGAAAAGTCATTCCTGAGGGAGCGGACTATCAAAAAGGTCCGCGCTACAATTTGGCAACCTTGCGGGAAGCGGTATTTTACCGTGATAACTATGTCTGCAAAGTTTGTGGGCGCAAAGCTACCGAAGGTGCGATTTTACATATGCACCACATGTTCTACTGGAAAGGTCGTCACGGCAACAGCCTGGACGAACTTCTAACAGTATGTGAAAAGTGCCATACGCCTGCCAATCACCAAAAAGGCGGTAAACTTTATGGCTTCGGAGAAGATGTAAAGTTCACCGACCTTTCCGGTGCGGCTTTTATGAACACCGTTCGGTGGCAAATTGTCAATGAACTCTACGCTGCTTTTGGCAAGCCGTTTGTCACAATCACTTATGGCGCAATGACAAAAGAAAAGCGTATCGCACTTCAGCTTGAAAAAAGTCACAACAACGACGCGTATGCAATGGGTGAGTTTCATCCAAGCTGCCGTTGCAAGTTTAGACATTACCAAAAGCGACGCAGAAACAATCGTGTGCTCGAAAAATTCTACGATGCTACTTATATTGACACTCGCACCGGCAACAAAGCAAAAGGCAAGGAACTTTTTAACGGCAGAATTAGCCGTAATCACAAAAAAGATTCTGAGAATTTGCACAAGTACCGGGCACACAAAATAACAAAAGGTAGACGTTCTATCAGGAGTAAGCACTACGACATTCAGTCTGGAGATACAGTCCTCTATGCGGGAAGAAAATGTATAACAACTGGTTGCTTTAACAAAGGAAAATGGTTACGAATTCCAGTCGGTAGTACGGCAAAATCTGTCGCTATATCAAAAGTCAAGTTAATCAATCATGTTGGTGCGTGGAAAAAAGGTTCATCCATATAACTTCTTATAAACGCATTTCATCCCCGCCTAAGCTTGGCGGCTGTAGACGGGGTATTCTGCTTCAAAAATAATAAACGACTTCCGTACAATTCACATTCTGACGAAGAAGAGCAGATTCACCCCAGTGGTGCGTCTGCTCTTTTTTTGTTGCCAACGAACGAAAGAGGTGCAAAACCATGGCAAAACCCTGGACAGCAGAAGAATTAGCGATTATGAAGCAGCGGTATCCGAAAGAGGGCGCGAGCGATGCGCTCGTAAAGACCTTGAACCGCACGAAGCAGGCGATTCACTTCAAGGCCCAGCAAGTTGGGCTTCGCGATGCGAATCGAAAGAGATTTACTGACGAGAACATCGAAATTCTGAGAGAGCGGTATCCGAACGAGGGTGCCAGCAAAGACCTCCAGAAACTGCTCGGTAGAAGCGCCGCAACCATTAACAGAAAGGCTCGTCTGCTCGGCATAAACGGCACTCGGCATTATTGGACCGAGGAAGAGTTGAAGATTCTGGCTGAACGATACCCGAAAGAGGGAGCAAGCCAGGAACTGATGCAACTGTTTCAGCACAGTGCCTATCTCATCAGTATGAAGGCTAACGCATTGGGGCTCCGATACGAAAATAGACGCCGGTGGACCAAGGAAGAGGAGGATATTCTCATTGAGAGATATCCTTGGGAAGGTGCAAGCGAGGCTCTTTTGAAAGACCTCAACCGCAGCCGTGCTTCTGTCTTGAACCACACGAGCATCATGGGCCTTGTGTGCCAGAAACGCTCGATGTGGACAGCTGATGAGGAAAAGGTGCTCCGGGAACGCTTTCCCGTGGAAGGTGCGAGCAAATCTCTGCAGAAAACTCTGAACCGAACAAGCACTGCCATCTACTGCAAGGCGATGCGCTTAGGATGCCAGAAACCTGCCCAAAAGAATCGCAAATGACCTCTTGCACATCCGTGCGGCTCGAGGTATACTAACCCTGTAATCAAAAAGAATTATCTTTTGCGAGGACTCCGCTAATGGCGCAGTTCTCGTTTTCTTTTTGCCCGAATTTCCGCAGGGTCCACAGAGCACCGGCACTACTTGCCGCCTGCCGCCAGCAAGCAGGGTACTCACCGGAACCCCAGCAGAAAGGCCCCCGGTGCGGATGCCAGTGCGGGATAATGCATGTTCAGAACGGAAAACAAAAATGCTGCCGCCCAGCTAACGGGTAGCAGCATTATTTTTTGTCTGGGATAGTCAGAGACTATAGGTTAAGTATCAGACGCGGACGCCCATCTCGTCAGCCTTGTCATCCTCGACAACCAGATAGTAGTACACGTCACCGAACTCTAAGCCCAACTCATCGGCATACTTTTTCAGAGTGTCAGAGAACACTTTCAGGTTAAAGCCATTGCCGGGATGCTCTTTCTGCCATGCTTCGATTTTCCGCTTCGATGCGGCAACACAGGGTCTATCTTCCTTGTCGTCATCGTCAAAGGTGAATCCGTCTACCAGACGGCGGGGGGTATCGTCCGAAGCCTCATTCTGGATGACATAGGCGACGATAGCGGCTTTGCTGTTATAGTCCGAGTTCTCCGCAAAGAAGTCCTCGATGTCGCCATGCCGTACAACAACATTCTCGTAGAAATCCTTGATTTCGTTGTCGGCGTACTCGTTCGTCATGACCTTCTTATGGTTTTTAAGGAACTTGATGAAGGTCTCGTCGCTCAGGTTGTCAGCATAGAATCCGAGTGCATCCACACGAACTTTCACAAGACTGGTCAGGAACTTCTCCATTTTCGCAAAGACATGCTTTGCTGTAAATGCCTTCTTCAGGTTTATGGTATAGTAGAATACCGGGAAGTCTTTAATATCTACACCGCTTTCCCTGAAATTTTCTCCCACTTTGTCGATAGCCTTGCGCAAAAAGGGTGCATACTTGTACAGTGCATCGACATCGGTGATGTAGTCGGTAATGTACAGCTCATTGTTTTTGCTGTAATGACCCAAGAGCCCGACGGCCACAGAAAGGCGGATGCCACGCTGAAAATTTGTCAAATCGAAAGTAACGGGGTAAATGACATTCGCAACAGTACCGTCCTCAGAATACTCGACGGGAGCCGAGCAGCGATGAATACCGAAAAGGTCATAGCCGTCCTTGTGGATGCTCATGTACTGATTCTCGAGGATGACGAGATTATACAGCGGCAACGCCATCGGAATCTGCGCTTTCAGGAATTCAAGGAAATAATTGACGTTCTCGTGAATCCATGTGTAGTCGTCCACGGTTTCGATGCGTTTCTTAGACTCCACGACATCCTCACCCGGAAGCGGCTCATAACCGCATGCCTGACGAAGCTCGTTTTCCGTCACGGCATCCGTTGCCTTGGCGATTTTCTTCAAGGTAACCTCGGTAGGCTGAGACTGTGTTTTGCCGTTCGCAAGACGGTTCACATATACGCGGCCGAGATGCGATGTCTGGGAAAACTGCTCCTGTGTCCGCGTGCCAATAGCTTTCTTGACGAGCGCCGCCAGCTTATCGGGGTCATATCCCGCATTCTCCTTATCATTATACTCGGAACTGTCATCCTTGTTCAGCCAGCCGTCAAGAATCGAATAACCGATATCATGCAAGGAAGCATAGATATGTCCGTTTAAGTCTTTGGAGGGGGACGGCATGTGTGCGTTGTCTTCAAGGCACTCTACCTTTTTGCACAGGTGTGCGCACTCGCTGGCAACAAGAATGTACGGCGCATTCAACTCTTTTAGCCTTGGAATGCGGTCGTTGCTATCGCGGAGCAGTTTTGCCAGATATACGATATCTGAAAGCTGGTCAGGAGGCATCTTCTTGAAAACATCTGTGCCGAGTTCGATTTCAGTGATGACAGGGAGAGTAACAGAGGCATCGATGTCTTTGGCGTATTGCAGGATAGCTTCGACAACAAAGTAGTAGCTATCATATGCCTTATAATCGATATGGACAACGGTATCCGTTTTCTTTATAGGGACAATCGTTCCTTTGCCATCTTTAACACCATAGAAAGCCGAAACGGTCATGAAATCTTCAAGGACCTTCTCATCAACATGCAATGCCTCGGCAATCATCGGCAGCTGCTTGCGAAACAGGACAGGGGCATTCAGCTTGACAGAGAACATATAGCGACTCCTTTCGCGTGTATCATTTTGTAGCTTTGTGTATCTTACTGTAACTATTATAAAGGAACACAAATAGAATTGCAATAAGGGAAACAACAAAAAGATACAAAAAAGTACACGAGGATACAAGAACGAATGACGCAGAAAGGAGTTCGCCTTGTTTCCGTTCTGGACGAAGCAGTTTGGGATAGGCAACGCGCTGGGAATTCAGCTGCTGCCGCTCGGTAGGTTGCTAACGGGCTGCAAAAAAGAAGGAGGCGGAGCTGCCGACGAATTTCTCTCGTGTTCGGCGCTTGGCAGTTGCACATTCGTGCGAATTGGATACAATGGAGAATATAAAGTGATTTAGTATAAGCCGCAGGAATTCGTTCTCTGCGGCTTGAATTTTCTTGAAAAGAGGTACTAAGATGCGGAATCGAAAGAAAGCCCAGAAAGCTGCTTCGCTTGTCATGGCGGTCATGATGACCTTGACCCTGGTGCTTGGTACGGTGGTGCCGGTCGTTTTGCAGACGGCAGCAGTTTTGTAAAATTTCATGGTTTGTTCTAGCCCCGCGTGGATGAAATGTCTGCGCGGGGCTTTTTTGTTTTGCGGAGGAAATCATCATGGCGGAAAAGAAGCGGCAATATTCACGAGGGCTCGCACAGAAACGGTGTCTGGAAGCGATTGAGCGGGCCATTCTCATCAATAAGAGCGAGGCGGAAAGACCTTTCGTGTTTCAGGTACAGGAATTGGTCGTGTTCGGGTCTCTGGTCGATACCGATGCGCCCACGGTCCACGGGGTCGATATCCTTGCGACTACGGCGCGGCATCACAGATACCGGAATCGGGACGAGGCATTTCACAGCGACAGCGAGGATTTTATCAATAAGTATGCTCCTTTCAGCATCTGTTCGTGGCGGTTCCGGGAAGAGTTCCCGGAAAAGGATATGCTGAACTACCTCAAAGGCCGGCACATGGGTATCGTGACGATGTACTGGCAGCAGGACAGGGCTTTGCTCGACGAGGGCAGATTCTTCACCATCATCCGAGACGGCAAGGTTCAGGCTGACCAGCTGGATGCCTTGAAGGAACTGTTCCGAGGTAAAGCATGAGCACCGTTACGCTGATGCAGGGAGACTGCTGCGAGAAACTGAACGGGATTCCGGCAAATTCCGTAAATCTCGTCTTAGCGGACCCGCCCTACGGTATTACGCATCAGGCTTGGGATACGGTATTGCCGTTTGAAGACTTCATCGAGAAGGACGGAAAGCGACTAAGCCTGACTGAGTTTCTTCTTTCCTGCTACAAGGAGGGGATTCCCTATGCTGATGCTATGTCTATCTGGACTGAAAATAAACAGCAGGGGATTTGGAAGCAGCTGGATAGAATCCTGACCGAGAACAGCGCAGTGATTCTATTTTCGGCGGGAGCGTACACCAAGACCCTGATGGATGGCAAGACCATTCCGTGGCGGTATAACCTCATCTGGCAGAAGACATCTCCGGTAGGATTCCTCAACGCGAACCGGATGCCGCTAAGGGCGCATGAAGACATCTTGGTGTTTTACAAGAAACTGCCCACCTACAACCCTCAGAAAACCTCGGGGCATCCGAGAAAGGTCTCAACGGCGGAGCATAAGCGGAATTCTAAGATGACTGAGGATTACGGGAAATACAAGGCAAAAAGCTACGACAGCACCGAGAGATTTCCCACGAGCGTTTTGACCTTTGCCACTGATAAGCAGAAATGCGCAGCGCACGGCACACAGAAACCCGTAGCGTTGTGTGAGTGGCTCATCAGGAGTTACACAAATGAGGGCGATACGGTCCTTGATTTCTGTATGGGAAGCGGCTCGACCGGCGTGGCGGCAATAAATACGAATAGAAACTTTATCGGCATCGAAAAGGATGCCGATTTTTTTGTTGTTGCGAAAGAGCGAATCGCCGATGCGACGCAAAGCCGTTGAAGATACCGCTATGTGTTTTCGCACATCGACCAATAAAAAGCATCTTAAACACACGCGTGCGTTCGATAAATGAGCGCGTGTGTTTTTTGTGCATTCTGCGCATTTAACGCTCATTTTTTGTAGGGTCAAAAATGAATAAGAATAAAGTATACACGCATGTTTCGCTGTTTTCTGGTGCAGGGGGACTTGATATCGGCTTAGAGCAAGCCGGGTTTCGCACGGTATGGGCGAACGACTTCAATCATGATGCCTGCGAGACCCATAGGCTGTGGAGTAATGCCACGGTCGTAGAAGGTGATATCGGAAAAGTGGACTACGATACTATCCCGGATTGCGATATCGCCTCCTTTGGATTCCCGTGTCAGGGTTTCAGCCTGTCGGGACCAAGAAAAATCGACGATAGCCGGAATGTGCTCTACCGGCATTGCGTGAAACTGGTCGAGAAGAAGCAGCCAAAGCTGTTTCTCGCTGAGAATGTCAAAGGCTTGCTGACACTGGGCGGCGGAAAAATCAAGGACGCTATCATCGCGGATTTCGAGAGCAAGGGATATGTGGTGTCCATCAACCTTGTCAATGCTGCGGACTACCATGTCCCGGAAGATAGACAGCGAATCCTCCTTGTGGGCATCCGAAAAGACCTTGCTGAGAAGTACGGCGTAGAGTTCAAGGTTCCTGCACCGTTTCCTGACCGCATCAGTATCAGGCAGGCATTAGAGGGTTTAGCCCCGGCGACGGACGATGAAATCTGCAAAGAAGCCTACTCCTCGCGCTACATGTCACGGAACCGGAAACGCGGATGGGACAGCGTATCGTTCACGATTCCCGCGATGGCTAAGCAAGTGCCACTCTGGCCTGGGTCGCCAGACATGGTGAAGGTCGGCAAAGACCTTTGGCAGTTCGGGGAGAAAGGTAGTACCAGACGGCTGTCTTATAAAGAAGCAGCCGCTATCCAGACATTCCCGAAAGATATGGTCTTTTGCGGGAATCTCACGAGCAAGTATAAGCAAATCGGGAATGCAGTTCCCTGTGAACTCGCAAGAGTCGTGGGAACGGAACTGTACCGTATCTTGAGCAAAATTGAAGAGCAAGAAAGTCATTGTCCGGCATGAGTGATTCGTGCCGGATTTTTTATTGGAGTCATCATGCCAGAGACAAGAAAATACACCGTCGTTGACCTGTTCGCAGGTGTAGGCGGATTGAGTTACGGGTTTTCAAGAAACGACCGCTTTGAAATCATCTTGGCGAACGAGATGCAAAAGGATATTGCGAAAGCATATACCCTAAACCACCCTTCGGTCAATATGCTGCAGGGCGACATCAAAGACCTGTCTGAAGATATCCTCCGTCAAGCGATAGGAAACCGTACAGTGGATGTCGTGGTCGGTGGTCCGCCGTGTCAGTCGTACTCCACGCTTGGTAAACGCCAAATGGATGCGCGGGCAAATCTTTTCATGGAATACAAGCGCGTTCTCCGCATCCTACATCCGAGAGCCTTCCTGTTTGAGAATGTCAAAGGCATTCTTAGCATGGATAATAGAGCCCTGTTCGAGCATGTACGCAAAGAATTCGAGGATATAGGGTACAGCCTCCAATACAAAATCCTCAACGCCGTGGACTACGGTGTACCGCAACTGCGGGAACGGGTCATTCTGGTTGGGCTCTTGGGAGAGAATCCCTTTCAGTACCCTGAACCGACACACGGAGAAGGTCTACTGCCGTATGTGACGCTGCGAGATGCACTTAAAGACCTGCCTGCGCTCTCGTGCGGGGAGGAAAACACCGTGTATGCCGCTCATCCCGATAACGAGTTTCTTTCATGGGTCCGGCAGAGTGCTACCGAAACACTCACGGAGCATAAAGCCCCAAACAACAGTGCTCATCTCCGCAGAATCATGGCGACACTCAAAGACGGGCAGGGCAAGGATGATTTGCCGGAAGAACTAAGACCAAAGAGCGGGTTCAAGAACACCTACGCGAAACTCTGGTGGGAGAAACCTGCTACTACCATCACACGGAACTTTGCCTGCCCCTCCTCATCGAGATGCATCCATCCGAGAGATTCGAGGGCACTCACGATACGGGAAGGGGCACGGTTGCAGAGTTTTCCGGACAACTACCGGTTCTACGGCTCCGATTGCCTGAAACGCTTAGAAATCGGTAACGCCGTCCCGCCGCTGCTTTCGATGGCATTGGCTGAACAGATGTTGAAAGCACTCGATGCAGAAAAATAACATACCTACAAATTCTCGGCACTAAGGAGCTGGGAGTGAGGACTAATACATGAATAATATAAATGCCGAGTGGCAACGTGAATACTACTTGACACATGACAAATACCGGATGCAGGGACAGGGGACGGGTTGCTATAAGGTCGTCAAGAGTCTTACTCGTATACTGCAACTGCCTACCATTGCGAAACTCACGACAGACAATGAATCGGTCATCGGTGATTTTCGACTGAACAGAGGCGAGTATGGGCTTGAGCCCTACGATGAGTACGCTATCAAGGTGGATGACACCTACGGTGCATCATTCTATATCCTTGTCCATAGAAGGGCTGATACGACCTTCCTGTGCCCAATTCTCGTGGGCTTTGAGGGTGAGAACACTTGCGCCATGGTCATGCCTACCGATAACTGGCGGATGCGGGAAATGACGGCATTTGTCGAGCTGAGAAGGGCTGAAAAGGAATTTGGCGTGGACGGGCTGATGATGGCAGTGAACACCCGGAATGGGGTATACGGCTACCTTTCCGTTCTGAACGAGTCTGGCAACCTGCTGGAAAAGTGGCTGCGAACCGAGCGCGATTCCCTACATATACGGAACTCTGTGACGGCTCCGAGCTCAGCGGCGCTGATACTGCAAATCTGGCTGCACACGATATGCCTTTGGAAACGGCGGTGTTTGAGTCGGAAGGTCGAGCAGCGCATCGTACATGCAAACGGCGAACAGGAATCGGTCAAGGATGTCAGAGAATGCCTGAACACCTCCAAGCAGACTATCGTGGACCTCAAAAAGGGCATCGTCGTCTATGTGAATGACGGTGCCGGGAAACGTGCATTTGCAGGCTTCTGCGTGCTCCAATCTGCGCGCTGCGGGCATTTCCGGCACTTGCAAAGCGGCAAAGTCGTCTATATCCGACCTACGACCGTTCATTACAAGAAACTGAATCCGGAAAAGGCAATCAACCAGACTGCCAAGCCGGTAATCTACCGGAATACGGAAGATTTCCTGCGCGAGAAGTCATATCTCGAAAACGATGTGCTCATGATGCTGAAATGCAACGGCATTGAGTATCAGCGGGAGAAGATGTTTCCGTGGATGGGGAAGAAGCGCCTGGATTTCTTCCTGCCGGGCAAAAACATCGCCATCGAGTGTCAGGGTGTGCAGCACTTTTACCCCTACGGCAGCGATGACAGGGATTTCGAGGCACGAAAGCAGCGGGATACCGACAAGTATAACGAATGCACCAGCAATGGCGTGCAGGTTCTTTATTACATGAGTGAGTTGATTCCGGTGCCTGGCGAGATGGCAAGGAAATACCGGTATGTGACAAGCCTTGATGAGTTGCTGGGGATTCTTAACGATAAATAATTGATTTTTACTCCTCCGATGTTACGGCATCGGGGGTTTTGTTTTTGGGAGGATACGGAGATGGCAAACTTTAGCATTCCTTATAAAACCGAGCGCGAAGGACAGATGGAGTTCTTTGATAACTATGGCATCCCGTATATCGATGATGCTTCTGTCCTCGTTGACAACACCGATGGCGTTTACAATGGCAACATCATCGAGTTCAAACTTTCCATCAATAACCTGAACAGGGTCTTGTTTCAGGCTATTAAGTACCTGTCGAAGATGCGTGTCAAAGGCGAGTCCGTGCCTGCCACCATTTTGTTGGTGGACCTGAATTCTACCACGGTTTATGCCTACAAGTCCGAGGATTACCGGGATGAAATCCAGAAGGTCTATACCGGCGCGGCGTCTAAGAATAATGAGGGATTTGTTGCGGGAAAGTATGACCAGAAGCTGGATTATAGCAATATGGTAGAGTCTGCCGAGGTAAAGAAGCTGCTGAAAGGCAAGAAGGTCTGCCAGGATGAGATGTATATGCCCATTGACATCGATGAAGGCTGCATTGTTGGATGGGCAGAACGGTATTACCGCGAAAAGCCCAGTGCCAGCAAGGGAGACTTCCTCGGCGATGATACCGGAACAGCCGTCAAAGTGACAGGCGAAATCAGAGACCCTCGTCATTTCAAGGGTCTTGTCAATCCTTACACCGGAAAATCCAACGAGAAGTTCAAATACCTGATGGACTGTCTGAACGACCGTCTCTCTAAAAAGGATTTGGGAGCCTTCTATACGCCTGTTGCCTATGCGAAGAAGGCAGCGGAGCTGGTACAGATGGCTGTAGACCGCGTTCCTGACGGGAATGACTATATTATTCTGGATAGATGCGCAGGCACGGGTAATCTGGAAGCTGCTTTGATAGGCTTGACAGATAAGAACGGTGACGAACTCATCGAACATTGTGTGGTCAGTACCTACGAGTATTATGAGTACAAGGTTCTTTCTGAGCGCATCGGCGATAAGGTTCGTGACATCATCCCTCCGTCTGAGGCAAATGTCGTTTATGAGAACGGCAAGGTTGCCAACGCGGATGCAATGAGCAAAGAGTTCATCGAAAACCCGCTGATTAAGCGATATGTAGATGACGACAAATGCACGATTATTCTGTTTGAAAATCCGCCGTATGGAGAAGCCACCACTGTTCAAACTCATAAAAATAGCAATAATTTCAGGTCGTAATTTAAGAAAACATATATTCTTAATGAGCTTAAAAAAGAAGTCAACGGTGTTGCAAGCAATGACTTCACCAATGCTTTTATTTGGTCCGGATTCAAATTTTATTTACGCAAAAGCACGGATTCCTATATTGTGTTTTCTCCAATGAAATACTGGAAATTGCACCATTTAGTAAATAAGAAAAGCGTTGGGGGCTTTGTTTTTAACCGCAAATACTTTCATGCATCACCTTCCGCCATTGGATGCATTTACTTTGAAAATGTAAACGCTGTAGAAGATGAAATGCGCTTAACGATTTATGATATAAACGAAATAAACGAGGCTGTGAAATTGGACAGACTTGTGTTAAGGAAAACCAATACCCTGCCAAGTGCATTATACGATAAGCGTTCTTTCTGCAATGATATAAAATCGACTGTTGTTTGCGGTTTTGATGGGACGGAAGCCGGAGCAAAAAAGATTTCGATAAAACCAATCTACAATAACAACATTGTTGGTTATCTGATTGCAACAGGCGCGACATTTGAAAACCCGCGCTTAACACTAAACTTAATGCGTGTGCCGATTTATAATGGGCATGGATTTTATTTGCGCAAGGATAACTATACAGAAAAGTTACCGTTATTTGTGGCGGGAAAATTTCAGATTGAAGATAATTGGTATTTGAACGGAATGATATACAAATCAACTGACAAAGGTGATTTATATAAAAATGACGTACAATTTCTGAAAGAGTGTCTTATTTACACATGCCTGTGTTATTACAACAAGTGTTTGTCCTTCAACGGGTCGGATGACCGATACTACCGTAACGAACTCTGCTTTGATACAACGAATGGCGATACGGTAGCATCCGCAGACCTTGCAAAGATGACCTTGGATGCGGATGAGAAAGCTCTTGTTGCGCTCTGGAATAATATTCTGTGTGAGGCAAAGAAGACCGAGAATTATGATGGACGGTTTACTTATGGCGTATACCAGATTACGAAAGAACTGAATACATCCAAGACCGTCGGCACCGGTAAGAGTAAGAAAACGGTCTATGATTATCCCGTTCTGAATGGCTATCTGGACACCCTGCGCACTATGCTAAAAGCATACTATAAGAGCCATATCACCGAGAAGATGTTTAAGTACGAACTGTTGAAATGATGGACATTGACTGAATCATTAAGATAGGCCTTGAGTATTTCACGAGGCGCGATATAATAATACTGTCACAAAAGGTTTTGAGCCTCCTATCGTAATCAGTAGCATGCTGACTACGGTAGGAGGTTTTTTGTTTTGATGGAAGGAGTGACAACAGATTGGACTTTTGAATTCCGTGTAAAGCATGAGAATGTAGTATGGATGAATATGTCAGAAAACATTTCAGTAACCTAGACATCAAAAGCCTCGACACTGGAAATGATATAGACATAAATCTGCGAATGTATAAAAAGGAATTGGAAAATGGATAATTACGAAAAAGCCAAATCGAAATTGAATGTCACAAAAGCGACCAATAAAGAAATCGAACGTATTGCCGAAGAAAAGCAAGAGGATAAAAATAGAGCTTTAGCAGCAAAAGAAATGCTGACGTATTATCTCGGAGATATCAAACGGCTACTAAGGAAAGAAAAGCATTCTGCAGATGATGCACTACTACTTATAATAAAAGCAAATATGTGTATGGATGCAATTAGATATTTGCTGAATCTAAAACAAGGAAACGAATACTTAGGACAGCTAACAGAAAGTCAAAAAGCAAGTATAAAGCGATTCCGCTCATTGCGTAGCATTGCTACAGCCCACCCTTTTAACACATCGAGTGGAGGGGAGGATAACTTTGGTAGAAGGGGTACTGAATGGTTTGTCGATATTCGGCCTTATGGATGGTGCGACGACTTTTTATCTGAATCAAGTTACGGTTTTTGTGAAGACGAATCTTTTAATTGTTCTGAAAAGCCGGATTTTGTCATGATAGTGTACAGCGCAAACAACGATTCTCGGCATAGAAGAAAAATATATATCTATAAAGATATTATTGAGCCCCTTATAATGTCTGTCGAATTTCTAAATAAAGAAATCAAAAAGCAAAATCACGGCACCGTAACTCCTGACACATAACCAGAACTATCGCGGTCTTCATGTCGGCACTCGACGCTGAGGCAGATGTCCTGAACCAACCCCAATACATCCATCCAGAGCGTCTTCGTCCTCACAGAGGATTTTGGTAACTGTGGACATCGACTGAATTATTAAAATTTGCCTTGAGTAATTTACGAAGCGTGGTATAATAAGACTATCACAAAAGGTTTTGAGCCTCCTATCGTAATCAGTAGCATGCTGACTGCGGTGGGAGGTTTTTGGTTTAATATAGATAGGGGGTTCTAAGATGGACGGGAAAGATAAAAGGATGGGATTGACAAAAGATGGAATCTTCGCGATATGTACGGAATACTACGAAAAGTTACAAAGAGTTAATCATGAAATGTACTGCGAAAACAAAAATGGACCCTTCGCACCAAACGAATATGCGTTTTATAATGAACTGAAAAGTCAAGAGCGTATTACAGGCTTGGACTGCCCGGATGGGTCCACTTATTATACGATTGCCGCCAAAGCAAAGGAAGCACATCTATGCTTGGAATTCGGTCTTTATGGGGCAGCATTACAGCTGGCACTTACGTTGCCCGATACATGTGGAGCAATCGCGTATGCCCATTTTGGCAAAGCTGAGGTAAGAAATCGATATGAAAAATGGTTTGATGAATATGTAATAGAGAATGGTGGTCCGGATGGGAAAGCACTCGCAGACAACGGATTTACTGGGGAAAAATGTTACTATCTAAGAAATAAAATTTTGCATGAAAATACAACAAGTGGATACGATTTCAAACTGACGATTTCAAACGCATCTGGAAAGATAATTGATAACAAACACATGCTGATTGAAATTGGGATTCCTATTATTTGCTCTGCAATTCTCGAAGGAGTTGGAAACTTTATACAGCTTGACTATCCGGCTCCACAAGATTACAAAACTTATGGATACAAAATTTATTCTACCGTCGCCAGTATAGAGAGCTTGAAAAAGGTGACAGATTATTTTGATAATAAAGATAACATGTAAATAAAAAACATAAGAACAAACGAAAATTCCTTGTGACATCTCTTGTACAATTGAAAATTGCAAAAACAAATGGTATAATGTTAATAATTCAAATCATCTCAGTACCAACTAATAAATACCAACAACCAAAACAAATTCCATAACGAAAGGAGCCATACCATGTCCACCCTCAAAAACGGCGAGTTCGGCATCGACTTGGACAAAGAAAAGATTCTCTGGACCGACCGAAAACGCCACACCATCTTTTCTCTGCCGCTGTCCTTTACGAAGTACACCCTGACCGAGACCAAACTTATCATCCAGCGTGGATGCTTTAACCTGCGCGAGGACGAGATTCAGCTGTACCGCGTCCGGGACATCGCGTTTAAGCAGAACTTCTATGAGCGCCTTTGCCATGTCGGCAGCATCCATCTCTGCTCCACGGATGCTATGACGCCGGAAATCGATATCCGTCGCATCAAGAACCCGCGTGATGTCAAGGAAGTGCTTTCTAAGACCATCGAGGCTTGCCGGAAAGCGAACGGTATCCGTACTTCGGAAATCATCGGGGACCATGGCCGCTTCCCCGAGCCTGGCCCGCATGGTATGCCGCCTGAACCCTGCCACGAACATCCTCATGACTAATACCAGCCCGTACAGATTCAGTTCTGTGCGGGCTATTTTTTGTTTCCAAAAGAAATTTTCGGAAAATCCGGCCTAGTCGGATTTCAGGGTGATGGGGTAGTTGACCAGCTATGCGAACGACCTAGAATTGAAAGTGTAGCAAGCACACACATCAATGCAAAGGAGAACATATTATGGAAACTAACATCCTGAAATTTGAGCTCACCGCTACTCGTCACTTAGGCGACAACACACCAGACACCATTACCGCTTCCATCGGCATCCCTGTCGAGGCCGATGACGATGCGGTCAACGAAGCGATGAACAGCGATGAACTGATTGCCTACGCTGTCGGCGTATTGTACGACCTTGCGGCCTATATGCGCCCGCAGTGGCTGGATGGCGAGAACACCGGCATGACCCTAGAAACCTATTTCGGTGACAGCAAATGTCAGACCTGCAACGGCTTCGTGACGATGGACAAGAAAGGGTATAGCTTCGACCTCGAAGATTAAGCTGAGTCAATTAGGAGTCTTGCCTGCATCAGCGGGTGAGACGCCTTTTTGCTGTGTAGCTGCAAAACATAGTTGACGCCCCGTGCGACTGGCATACAATAAAACATACTGAACAGCGTTGATGACGTTGCTTCGGTAGAGACGAATAGAGTCCTGAGCCGACCTTAAATGCTCACTGCGAAGAAAGACCTGCCTGCGGCTAACAGGCGGGTCTTTTCTTTTTGCGGGCGTTTTTTGCTTTGCCAAAAATGTATCTAATCCGTGAACATATAGCGTTCATCGTTGTATTCAATACAACTTCATGGTATAATGCAAGTATCAAAACAAGCAAAACATTCCGTATCATCGAAGATATTTCAGGGGCATGTCTATGAAGCAATTTATCTCGTTTGTTCATAAGGCACTCTTTCTTTTGGCTGTCGCAGCCATTTCTGTAGCGTTCGAGGGATGCAGTGAGGTGGCAGACAAGACCATGGACGGCATCAAGGACTTGCCTGCGCAAATCATTCAGATGGCAACTCCTGAGACTGTCGAGTCGGTGGGTTCGGAGAAAAACATGACGCCTGAGACCGCAGCCACGGAATACAACTACATATACTTCCGGTACAATAATCAGTGGGTCACGAATAAACTCATCAGCTACGAGGTAGTCGATGACGGGCAGAATATAAAGTTTACCGTAGAAGGTAACAGTGTAGCCAGCTATTATACCAGCATGGCAAATGTCGTACTCATGCACAAAGACGAAAACAACACACGCACACAGAATATATACGAAAAACTGGCGGAGGGGACAACCTATGGCTGATGCACAGCGAGGACAATTTGTAATTGATTGCAAAAGCGGAGAAGCGGCCGGCATTATTTACGGTTTGGTGCATGATAAAACCGTGTTTCGCCCGGAACTTGACCTTGCAAATTCGCATCCGAAGGAGTTCGATAACGAGCATATTTTCCCACTCGACATGTTCATTAACAGCGATTATATGCTTAAACTCAGCAGGGAAGAGTTTGCAAAAGAATTAAAGCGGCTGTTCGATGAAGATATAATCGGATATGCTCAGGTGGTTGTCGCTACCGACATCCATGATTTACATCGCATCGTGCTCCTGACAGACACCACACAGAAGGATAAACTGAGTCGGATTGCTGTATCTCTGTTCGGCGTACCGAAAAGGGAAGCAAAACGAATTATCGCCAAGTATCAGGCTCAGTAAAAAGCGAGGAGGGTAAAAGAATGCTGGCAAATATCGCAGTTTTACGAACTGTTAAAGCAAATGTAAATGAAGCGATTATGGTTGCGTTGCCCTCGATTTTGTTCGAGAGTTCGCACGACAAAAAAGATACACAGAAATACTATCTGCAGGGTCCTGCGGCTGAATATATTCCTGTTGAGATACCGGATACTTATGCCAAGAAATTCTCCAAGTGCGCCACGGCGCTGGCAATGCAGCTTGTCCTTCTCAGCAACAAGACGAAAGGCTTCTTTGGTCCTGAAATCTGCAATGTGGAGGGCAAAGATATCCAGACTGCCCGGAGCATCATAAACTCCATCATGGGCGAGAGACAGGCAAAGTTTTATAGCGCAAAGCTGAACGATGAAGTGTATGATACGCAATATGCGGTCAGCGAATATGCGGTTGAGAATTGGGCAGACGACATTGTGCCGCCCGTTGTCATCAACAGCTGCATCTGGGCTATCGTGGCAAATACCGCAGCAGAGATGCAGAAGGACAACCGCTTCCTGCGCAGAAAGGAAATCTGCGATACCGAGTTTTTGGAAATCGCAACCCGCATCTACAATGAGTTGCTGGGGTTTGCAGCGAGAAAATACGAAATCTTAGACATTGGTGAATGACTATGAGTGTTAACCTTATTGAGGGCAATATCTTAACACCGCCGACTCGTAACGAGAATACTATCATCTGCCATCAGGTGAACTGTCGTGCCGCAATGGGTGCGGGTCTTGCCAGACAGATTCGGGATAAGTGGCCCGTTGTGTTCGACGAGTATGTGAAGGTTTGTAGCCCTGAGAAACTCGGCGACTTTCAGATGGTTCAGGTTGCCCCGCAGCTGTATGTTGCCAACCTGTTCGGGCAATTGAGTTTCGGCAGAGATAAGCGCCAGACGAACTACGCAGCGCTGGGAACGGCTCTTTTCAGAGTAATGAAAGAACATCCTAATGCAACTTTCCGCGTCCCTTACGGTCTCGGCTGCGGGTTGGCAGGTGGAAACTGGGTAACGGTGCTGAATCTCATTGAAGAAGCCGCCAATGCTTGGAATGTGAACGTTGAGATTTGGGTGCTGCCCAAAAAGTAAAGGATTAGCATGTACAATACCAACTACAAATGCGTCAAGCCGTTCGATGTATGGCTTGATGCCATCGGTCAAGATGGCAAGAAAATTCCATATCGGGTAAAGCGCGGGACCATCTGGCGATTAGAATGGTGCGGCGGCGAGCAGAGCTTCAAGGAACTTTCAGGTCCGGATAAGATGCACATTACACTGCCGGATGAATATATTGAACAACATTTCAAAAAGGTGTAAGTATGGGTAACTATTGCCCATATACGAACGGAAATGTCGTTTACTTGAAATGTCTGCTTTGGCAGCTATGTACGCCAGCGAGCGGGGATACTCTTTCATACCTGTTGCAAATGATGATTTGCCCACATACCTCGCCAAACAGCAGCAAAAGGGCTGCGTAGTTTTTGAAGGAGTCGCAGATGAACGAGAAATCGAAAACACCTGTCGTGAGCTGCGCATACCGCTGCGGCACTGTAGATTGGAAGGAGCGTAAAACTATGATGTACCAAAAGCTGGTTCGGGATAATATCCCGGCTATCATTGAGAAGAACGGGAAAACCTGTGTGACGCGCACGCTGTCCGACAAAGAGTACGAGGACGCTCTGATGAACAAACTGCAGGAAGAGGTCGCTGAACTGCTGGAAGCCTACACTGTCAAGGAGCGGAGTGCTCTTGACTGCGCGGAAGAAATGGCAGATGTGATGGAGGTCCTGTACGCTATGGGCAAGACCTGCGCTATTTCCAAGAGGGAAGTGGAACAGGTCAGAAGCCAGAAGGCAGCAGAGAAGGGGACTTTCTCCAAGAAAATCTTCTTGGTTTCGACAGAAAAGTGAAGGGAGCATGCTTGTGACGCAGCAAGACACAATGCGGTTAATCAGAAAACTGATTTTTGCCAAATACAGTCAAGACCCCACGCATTTTTGTCGGTGTGTGGACGAAATTGCACAAACCTTGGACGAGCAAGGCGACAAGGAAGGTGCCCGCGCTATTCGCAATACTTCCCGTGACGGCTATGTAAAATCGTACTACGAGGCAAGTCGGCAAACACAGCCTCTCGGTAGCCCCTTTGTTAGCTATAAACCTGCGTTCGTCATCGACAACAAAGATATCGCACTGTGGCATGCGAAGAACGATAATCCGCCAATGCGAGTTCGACACATTTTAGAGTATGTCGAAAACGGGGAGATGGTCGGAAAAGATGTGCTGGAATACGATGTAAGCACCGATAAATGGCACCGTGTTGAGGCGGAATGTATCGAATTGGTATAGGGACACTGCATCACCCATGCTCATTTAATCCCTTTCTGCTGGCGGTCAGCAGATGAAATAAAATATATAAACAGCAATTTTTATCAACAGCCCCTTGCACATTTGTGCGAACTGCATACAATCTAAATTATAGACTAAAAAATGTACCCTGATGGCTGTTGTGATAGCTGTCAGGGTCTTTTTGTTGCCTGCCAATCTACTATTCGGAGGGATTACAATGATGCTCAAAGACTTGTCCAGCGAACAGCAGGACCTTGTACGGCTGGCGCTTGACGGGAAAAATGTGTTGTGCGATGCCTGTATCGGAAGCGGTAAGACGTCCACCATCAATGTTTTGTGCAACGAGTTTGATTCCTCTAAGGAGATTCTGTACCTGACCTATAACCGGCTTTTGAAACTCGATGCACAGGAAAAGATTCTGAACGATAATGTCACGGTCCAGAACTATCATGGATTTGCCTCGAAAATCTTGTACCGGCGCGGCATCAAGAATGTCGGACAGGGCGAGCAGATTGGGATGGTCTTGAGGAAGCGCGTTCCTGTCGGGCACTTTGACGTGCTTATCATCGACGAGTATCAGGACATCAACGAGGAAATCTCGAAGATGCTCGAATACATCAAGGAATCGAACCCCGGTCTTCAAATCATCGCGGTCGGGGACATGAAGCAGAAAATCTATGACCAGACCTCGCTGGATATCTGGTCGTTCATCCATAAGTTCTTAGGCAAGCACACGCAGGTCAATTTCACGCAATGTTTCCGCCTGTCTCATGACCTCGCACAGCGGCTCGGAAACATCTGGGGCAAGGATATCAACGGTGTGAACAAGAACTGTAAGGTATCGACCATGTCCCGCGAGCAGGTGGTAGACTATCTGGATACCAAGAACCCGAAGGATGTCCTGTGTCTCGGTGCCAGAACGGGGTCTATGGTAAAGGTTCTGAATGAACTGGAAGCAAGACCTGGCAACCTCTACGATAAAAATCACGTATATGCCTCCATCAAGGATATGGACGGCGATAAGTATGTAGCACCCAGCGCAGACGTTGGTATCTTTACGACCTTTGACGGCAGTAAAGGTATGGAACGCCCAATTTGCGTTGTCTTTGATTTCACTGAATCCTACTGGTGCTCTCGTGTATTTCAGCCTATGGCGAGGTATGAGATTCTGAGAAACCTTTTCTGCGTTGCGGCGAGTCGCGGTAAGGATGAGGTCATCTTTGTAGAGCCTCCGAAAAAAGAGGACAGATTTGGGCTGGTCAGCGATAAGACCCTGATGACTCCCGTCAAGATGAATCAGGAGTTCAATACAAAGTTCGATATCTCTGAAATGTTCGATTTCAAGTTCGATGAGGATGTAGAGCACTGCTACCAGCTTATCAATACAACGCCGGTGTTCCATAAGGATGTGCATGAAATCGAAATCAAGCATTCGGATGCGATGATTGATTTGGCTCCCTGCATCGGCATCTACCAGCAGGCGAACTTCTTCGACTACTACGATATCGACAGCGCGATTGCCTTCTACATGTACCTGCATAACGACAAAAAGGTAGCGCTGCCTTCAAGCTGGAAATCCGTGGAGGAGAAGGTTTTGTTCCTGACGATGCTGATGACGAGTCAGGACCGGTATGTGAAACAGGTCGAGCTGCCCTTTGTTACGAGAGCACAGGAAACCGACCTGAACAAGCGCTTGTCTATGGTGTTCACTCCCGATGAGTCCGTACAGGAACGCTGTGAGTTGACTGCCATAGTAGATACCAAGGCGAAGAAGAAACTTGTTATCAGCGGCATGGCGGATGTCGTGAAGGACAACAAGGTCTATCTGCTGAAATTCGTATCTTCGCTCGCGCACAAGCATTTCCTGCAATGTGCCTGCTATATGCTGGCTACCGGATTAAAGCAGGGTGTTGTCTGGAATATCCGCGATAACATGATGTATGAAATCGAGATTCCGGACCCTGACAAGTTCCTGGACGCGGTAATCACCTGTATCACGAAGCAGGTCTTTGCCAAGGCAGAAAGCTATACGATTTCCAAGGACTATACGCAGGACCTCGATACCATCATCGAGCAAATCATGACCGATGATTCTCTGCCGGAATTCGATGTCGGCGGCAATGTCAAGGAAGAAAAGAAGACGGCTGATGAAGGTATCTCTATCATCCGCCGTGGTGAGCAGTATATCATTGTGGATGCCGCGAACCGTCAAATCATCGATAACAGTGCCATGAACGGCTACGATTCGATTCTCGCTGCCTGTGAGGATTATGTCCGGAAAAACAAGCAGCTGGCAGAGGAATCTATGTCCAAGAAGGAACTGCTCAGCGTTATTGAGGATTGGCTCGACAATCACAGGGATTTCGAAGCAGCTATGTCCAAGACCGAGGTGGATATCAAGCACCATATCGGCGAATACGCGAACTACGCTTCTCTTTCCACCTATGTTGTTCGTAAGATGCTCAAAGACCGTGGTCTTATCATCAATTTCAGCGAGCGCCAGCTGTTGAAGGTCTGGAAGGAGCGGAAGAAGAAGGATACGAATACCGTGGAGAATACGCGGTATGAGACCCTTGCCTCTACGCTCGAATCCCTCGTTAAGGCAGGGGTCGATGTCCAGCTTGAAATGCCGGAAGAGGAGAAGGTTGCAAAGCCAGAACCGGACCCGCAAGAAGAAAAGCCTCAATTCGATAAGCGCATCCCCTATACCGTTATTCGTTCGTCTCGGCTCTCTAAGCCCAACGATGTGCGGTATATTGTCGTCAATCTCAACGACAAGGACCAGGTGCTGGACGATGCAAGCGGATACGGATACAAGTCGATTTCTGCCGCACAGAAGGGCTACGGATATAAATGCCGGAATCTCACCAAGTACGGGGAAGTTAAGCACTCGTCAAAGCCCAAAACCAATATCCCGGTCTCGCAGAGCCGTCAGCTCTCGTTCGGGGATTTTTGAGAAGGAGGGACTATATGACCTACAGCGAAGCATTTCCTTTATGGGTAGCGGAGGTGTACCGGAACCATGGCTATGAGCCCGATAAGTGGTACGGGTCAGAGGTTGCAGAAACGCTGTACAATGAAGCCATGGCGACCTACAACGGTCCTCCCGCCACGATGCGGGACTATATAGAAGCTATCCCGTCTGCGGATGAATTCGCGTATTTGGACTATGCGATTGAACGGCTGCGCCGCGACAACATCAACCTGAATGCACTTTTCGATAAAGAACGCTGGGCTTTGATGGATAAAATCGTCGCAGAGTATCCGCAGTACAAGAACGCTCGCACATCCCGTGCCAGGCAGGTACAGCAGACCTCGATGCAGGCGGCGCTCGATGCCGAGCGTGATGTTCTCTTGCAGGCTGCATGGCGCAATGCGAGCCGGTACAGTGAGGCAGAGGATGCCACAAAGGATTTTGTAATCGAGTAAAGGGGGCAGTAAAAGAATGGTCAAAATTTACGGCTACAGTGACGATACCGTTTGTCTGGATAATTCCAAATACTTCGAGGATGAAATCGGGTGCTTTGATGTCGCCGGTGTCAGGCTCTATTTGGATGACGGAACAGTGCTTTTTGTCTGCTTCTCCTCCGGCGTCTGGCGCATTTTCATCGAGCAGGAAGGTTCCGCGCCGCACCGGCACAAGGTCTGTCAGAAAACGAGTGAGGACGACTACAGCGATGAGTTTTACACCGAAGCTGATGTTGTTCGGCATGAAATTGCATCGGCGAGAAACTGAAGGAAGGTGAGACCCATGAATTTCTCAAAAATTCGTATGATGTTCTTCGATTTCGACGATACCCTGCTCGTCCATTATCGTGAACAGAAACTCGACGCGACTGCTGATGCACACAGGGCACGGCTACTGCGGTATGAGGCTGAGAACCGGGGCGGGTACAGGGTATTCGACGAAATTGGGGAAGCCAATACGCTTGTCCAGCATTTCCTCGAAAGCTGCGACGGTATCCCGAAATACTGCATTACTCGCGTGCAGGACAGTATGACCCTGCCGTATAAAAAGCAGTGGCTTGAAATGCACTATCCGGGACAGTTCCTCGATGTCATCGGGACTGCCACCCCCGAACGGAAGACCTCCGTCATGAAACTTCTGACCCAAGCTGCCGGTCTGAATGCTGCACAGGCTCTGTATGTAGACGACTACTACGAAGCCCTCAATGAGGCGGCAAAGGAAGGGTTTACGGTCATGACGGTACAGGAACTCATGCTGCGGCAATATACTGCGGAGCAATGATAAAGCGCTAAGCCACGAACAAACTAAGGAGGACTACCATGAAAAAAATTCTGAAATTTCTTGCCGCTGCGGCATTTGCTATCGTTGTTTATCAGCTTGTATCGCTGCACCGCAAACGCCGTAAGATGGTAGAGATTGGTCAGCAGATTTTCCGGTGATACCTGATGGCGAAAACTCAGCTGACCCGCGATATTGAGGCCGCGCTTCATGCGTGGCATCCTTCCAGCTACGGCGGGTATCGGGTGGATTCGTTTCGTCAAGGGTTCGATGCCTTAGAAGTGCCGGTAGAATGCGGGTCTGTCAAATCCGGATTGGTCGATTTCGTCAGGGTTCAGGAATGCTTTACCTCCGAAACCAAATATGGGACCTGCAAACTGGCCTCGCTTATCGAAACGGATACGGGTGCTTCGCTTACCGCGATTCAGCAAAAAGCAAAAGAGGCAACCTGCGTCAAGGATATTTCGTCGATAGATTTTTGCAGGGAGCACTGTTCCGAGCGATGGTGCCACTTCCACAAGACGAATCATCTGTATACGCTCGATGCCGTCATCACTTGTGTGGAAATCAAGATTTCCGTGAGCGATTTTCACTCGGCACACGGGCACAATTTCGTTGGGCACTGCAACTACTATGCGATGCCCACTGAGTTGTACAAGAAGGTAAAAGGCGAGATACCAGAGGATATCGGCGTCTTGCTCTATTACGACGGCGAGAGCACATGCGGAATCCGAAAGGCGAAGGAATGTAAGTCGCACATTCTCTCGGAAAAAACACAAAAATGGCTGATTATGTCCGTTGCTAAAAGGCTGCCCCGGTTCGACAAGAACTGAGGGCAGCTTTTTTATATATTTTTTTGTTTAAGAAAGGACAAACTCAAATGCGGCGAACCAAAGCACTGATACTCGTTGCAACATTGGCTGTGCTGACCAGTGTTGCAGGCTGTTCATGGCAAGCGGAACCTCTGCCTGCCGAATCAGCACAATCCGAATCCTCTCTCAACACCTCTGAATCTGCGACGCAAGAAACAGCAGAAGAAGAACAGCAAATCTCGGACCTATCCGGAGTACCGGAACTGAGCCCGGAACCCGCTGCGTCTTTTGAACCGTCTCCTACACCGCAACCAGAACCGTCCCCGAGTCCGACATCTGAGCCTACACCGAGCCCGACTCCCTCGCCGACTCCAGAACCTGCGGCAGCAACCTCTGTCTGGGGTGATGTTGTACCTGCAGCCTGGGGTCAAGCCTACGGCACGATTACCTGTAACGCGATTGGCCTAAACGCTTCTCTTATCTGGGGCGATGACCAGAGTCTTTTGAATCAACGCGGCGGGGTATATCAGTATCCCGGTTCTTACCAAGTCGGTGTGACCGGAGGGCATTTGCTCTGCTCTCATAACGACAGCGTGTTTTCTCTGCTGCAATATGTCAGCATAGGGGATAACTTTGTAGTGGACACCGATTACGGCGAGTATGTGTATTCCGTCACCCTAGCAAAACCCGGCTATGTGTCCTCGGACGCGAGCACCGTGATTGCGGATGACGGCACTGTCCTCGTTAATTTCACGGACGGAATCGATAAACTTATCATGTATACCTGCTATCCGTTTGACTGCTATAGCCCGACGAATCAGCGATATGTGGTTCAGGCTGTTTTACAAGCATAATTGGGAGATGTAGTTTTAGGATGCAAAAAAGAAAACTCCAGAAATTCCTGCATTACACAGTAACTGTCTTTATTCCGCTCATCATTGCTATGATGGGCGTTTTGTTTTGGGTGAAAGTAATGAACGACATCGAATGGCTCCTTCTTTCCCCGAAGCATGTCGCGTTCGGCTGCGTTGCGAGCCTTGGCTTGGTTCTTTGCTGTATTTATGCGGACAGGATGCTGTGTCATGAAGTTTCGGATACGGTTTAAGTATTGCATGTTCTTGCGATACCGGTAAAATAGAATTGTACGATAGATACCAGATATCTTACAATTCACAATTTCGTTTTTAGCGGACTTATCCCTTTCGGGGGATGGGCCCGCTTTTTTTATTTTGAAAGGAGAACAAAACCCATGCAAACCAAACACGAATTTCTTCGGAGAACTGCAGCGGTAATTGCCGCGTTCTTCACACTGACATTCACAGGCTGCGGTCAGACACCGGAATCTCCGGGAAGCCTTCCTGTATCCGGGGTCGTCTCAGAAACTACCGCACAAAGCGGTCAGGAGACGGCTGGCGTATCGGAAGGCGACAGCTTTACCATCCACTTTATCGATGTCGGGCAGGCAGATTCCGCCCTCGTCACCTGCGATGGGCACTCGATGCTCATTGACGGCGGCAATGCCGATGACTCGAACCTTGTATACTCAGTATTACAGCGCGAGACAGAGGGACACTTAGACTATGTCATAGGAACACACGCTCACGAAGACCACATCGGAGGTCTTTCGGGTGCCTTCGAGGCTGACACAGCCGATGTCACATTCTGTCCTGTGACAGAATATGACAGCAAAGCATTCCGGAACTTTAAGGCTCGTGCGGACGAGAGAGGCGGTGGCATTACCGTCCCGGCAGTTGGGGATACATTCACCCTAGGGGAAGCCACCGTCACCGTTGTGGCCGTCAATTCCGTGCCTGAGGACACGAACAATACTTCCATTGTAATTCGCATTGTCTACGGAGATACATCTTTCCTATTCACCGGTGATGCCGAACAGGAAACAGAAGAGAAGATACTCGAATCCGAACAAGACATCGAATCCACCGTCTTAAAGGTCGGGCATCACGGGTCCAGTACCTCCACCTCTCAGGCATTTCTGGATGCCGTGAGCCCTACTTATGCGGTCATATCCTGCGGCAAGGACAACAGCTACGGACACCCGCACAGCGAAACCCTCGCAAAGCTGGCCAGCGCGGGAGTTGAGGTGTTCAGAACGGACGAACTCGGTGATATTTACTGCACCTCTGACGGTACGGAAGTCACCTTCTCGTATGGGGAATACCACAAGGATGTTGATGCCTCTGGCACCGAGGTTGAAGAACCACAGCAGCCTGACACAATTTCCGAGACCTACATCCTGAACACGAACTCTCGCAAGTTCCACCGCCCTGATTGCTCCTCTGCATCTCAGATAAGCGATGCAAATAGAGAGAAGTACACCGGCACAAGAGAGGAACTTATCAAACAGGGATATACGCCTTGTGGATACTGCAAGCCATAAATATCCAATCAGCATCCAATCCATATAAGCCTATTTGAGTAGTACACGAAATATCCCGCTCTGGACGAACTGGGTTCAGGAACGCGCCTTGGCTGATTCGGAAACGGAAAACCCCAATAAGGTACTAAAACGATAGCAAGTAAATCAGTCGCCGCCTATGCAAGTAGGTGGTGATTTTTTCTTGCCAAAATGTGCGAACTGAATAGAATGGGTATTGTACGATAGATAACATCCCATATCGAAAGGGTTTTATGCCTTTCGTACAATTCACAATTTCGCTTAAAGGGCGGACTTCTCCTTTCTGAGAGGTCCGCCCTTTTTTTGCGTCAAAACAAAAAAGGAGTGTAAACACCAATGTTAAGAGTTTTTACAATCGTCGCCAATGAGGTCATTGGCTTATCCGCAACGGAATGCACACTGATGCAATTCAGCTACAATCCGGAGCAAATCCATGACCCGGAAAGCGTCCTGCGCAGTGCTGTCAAGGACTATCTCAAGACGGAGGAAGGCAAACGACAGCTGGAAATCAACTGTGGCTGCTGGAACTGGGGCGATGTCGATGACATTCCCGGCTCGTTCTTCTTGAACTATGGTCTGGCTAAAATTGCGCCGCCGGATGTGAATGTTGTCGTTGACCGCAACGAGAACTTCATGGACGACTACGAGGATTGCGCGGAAGAATAACAGAAAGGACATGAAAAAATGCGTATTTATGCCGCAAACAGCGTATTCATAGAAGTTACGCGCCGGTGCAATATGTGCTGTGCGCACTGCCTGCGCGGAGATGCCGAAAGCATCGATATTCAGGAAAAGTACATCGATGCTTTTCTCGACAGCTTTGAGAAGGGAGCTTATATCAGCTCTCTTACCTTTACCGGCGGCGAAATTTCTCTGAACATACCGGCAATTCGATACACCTTGAAAGTTGTCAAAGAGCGCGGTATCGCCGTTGGAAGCTTTTACATGGTCACCAACGGAAAAGCCGTCGATAAGATGGCTGACCTTGCTATGACGAGTCTGGAGTGGTGGAATTATTGCGATGACAAGGATGACTATTCGTGTGGTCTTTGTATCAGCAGCGATGATTTCCACGAAGCAATCCCATATGAAAGTAAAAGTATCCTTAGTGGCTTGAAATATAACCGTAACGATAAGGTAACGGACTTTCATCGGGCTTGTTTACTGAACGAAGGGCGTGCTAAGAATCTCGATTCGAATATCTATAAGAAACGTGAACCTAATGTAGACAAGCTCGAATACGAATTCAGCAAAACCGGCGGCATCGACTTTTACAGCGGCGAGCTGTACTTGAACGCCATCGGTGATGTCGTTTCCGGCTGCGATTTGTCCTACGAGTCGCAGAAGAAATATCGTTTTGGCAATGTTATGGATGAAAAATGGTTGGAAAACATTCGTAGCAGCAAATTGTGCATCGAAGAAAACAGCTAAAAAATAATAAAAACAGAAAGGAAGAAATTATGACTATCAATTTAACTCGTGAGGATTTTGAGCAGGCTATCAAATCCGGCGCATCCGTGTTCGAAGGCAACACAATTCCCGATACCGGAAAACCGTCCGGGCGCTACTACCGTTTCATTCGTGTGCCGCTCGCCAATGGCGAGCACAAGGTAGATGCCTTGTACGGGCAGCGGTTTTATGGAACCTTGGAAAATAAACCCGTAACATTCAACCAGGAGATACGCTTCCTTTGCCTCGTTGTCGATAATGCCAAAACCGTCAATGAAACACAGGACTTC